CTCGGGCGCTCCCTCATCGTCGAGGAATCTCGTTACGAGGTGCTGCTAACGCTGGCAGAAGGACTGGGCAAAATCGTCTACTGGGATGAACTCGGGCAACTTGTGTTTCAGACCGTTCCCGAAGAGGGCGACCCTATTTGGTCGGTGAAAGCTGGCCCAGATGGCGCTATGGTCCAGTCGGACAGATCAATCTCTCGTGACGGCATCTACAACGTGGTGGTGGTGACCGGCGAAGGGGCAGACGATCTGCCTCCGGTTCGGGCCGTGGCGTTCGACGCCCAGCAGTCCAGCCCGACATTCTTCGATGGCCCGTTTGGTCGCGTGCCTCGTTTCTACTCTTCGACGTTCATCACGACCGAGCAGCAGGCACAGAACGCAGCTAGAAACTTGCTACGTCAATCGCTGGGCGCTCCATATGACGTAGGCTTGTCTGCGATTCCCAACCCCGCGGTTCGCCCCTTCGATGTCATCCGAGTGGTTTACAACGATGGCAACCGCGAGTTGCACGTGGTGGCGCGTGTCACTATCCCCTTCAACGTCAACAGCCCGATCAAGATCGCCACGCGCGAATCCACCGTCATCTTTGTGGGGATTGAGTAATGCCAGAGACACCGATTTACTCACTACCGTTCGAGACACCGCAATCCAAACCGGGGATCACGCTGACCGGGGACTCTGATGGGTCCCACCCGATCCTCGCCGAAGTGGTCGAATCGGTGCTTGCATCGTTCGAAGCTCGGCTTACCGCTATCGAGACGACAGGCTTCCGTCTCTTGACGACCCTGTACTACTCCACCCCGGGCAGCGTCACGGCTTTCACCAAAGCGTCGTACAACGGCTTCAAGGCCGCGCACGTACAACTCGTTGGCGCGGGCGGCGGCGGCGGCGGTTCGGCGATCACGTCCGCTGCGCAGATCTCTCTGGGCGGCGGCGGCGGCGGCGGATGCTTCGCGGAAAGTTTCCTGCTCAGCGCGGCTATCGGGTCATCGGTCAACGTGACCGTGGGAACCGGAGGCGCAGGGGGCGCTGGCGTCAGCGGTTCGTCTGGCACTACGACTTCGTTCGGATCGCTTGTCAGCGGCAACGGAGGAGCCGGGGGCACTACCAATACGACAGGTGGACAGAACGGTGCGGCAGGTGGCGCGGGTGCTACGACCGGTTCGGGCGACCTTATCATTCCCGGTGGTGACGGCAGCAACGGGCGGAGTGAGTCGGTTGCGATCGCAACCGAGTCGCCCATGGGCGGCAGCTCGTTCTTCAGCGGTGGCAGCAGAAACGCCGCGGCGTCAACGGCTGCCGCAAACGGCAACGCTGCGCGCAACTATGGCGCAGGAGGTTCGGGCGCGATGGCGGACGCATCTACCCCGGACATCCGGACCGGTGGTAGCGGATCCGGCGGCCTTGTCATTATTCGGGTGTACATCTAAGGGGATTCACAGTGCCTTCAACTACCAACTGGGGTCTCGAATACGAGTCCCCCTCTTCACTACCCGGTATCACGTTGACCGGTGGTCCTGGCAATGTCTCCCCCATCCTCGCGGTTCAGGTGGATGGTGCGCTCAACACACTGTCGGGCCAGATTGATGGGCTCACAGATGATATCGCCGATATCAACGGGGAGATCACTGATCTCGGTGTCGATATCGCTGCCGGACAGACCAGCATCACCAACCTGACCAACTGGACACGTACCGGCACCACCAACGTGACTTTCACGTCCGTTACCTCAAACACGTCTTCCGTGTCGTTCGGGTTCACTTTCCCTGCCGCACCGCGAGTGCTGACCAACATCGACTCTGGCGCGGGCGCAACGGCGCTGTGGTGCTCCCGGGCTATCAACATCTCGACTACGGGATTCAGTATGTTCGTATTCCAGACGCAAGGGTCGGCGGGGACATGGACCAGTATCCCCGTCAGCTACACCGCGACCTACCGCCCTTAGTCCTCTGGTAGTGCCGCAGGCTTGCGTTTGCGGCACTGCCAGGTGATACCGCACGACGCGCACGCTTGCCATTTCTCGCCTTCGGACGTGATGATGAGTTGCCCCCTGCACACCGGGCAGGCGACTCGGTACCGGAGCCGGACCAGCGCGCGACGTTCTTTAGGGGAGAGACCTCCCCACACACCGTATGCGAAACCTCCGTTCATCAGATCACTGCGTAGTCCTTCAAGCAGACATTCGCGTCGGACCGGGCATTGCTTGCAGAACGAGGCAGCCGTGGTACTGACAACCCCGTCTTTCGGATCGGCATCCCATGGGTCGATAACCGCCGCATAACCTCGACATGCGGCCTTTGTTCTCCAGTCGGGCCGGGGCCCCCTGCTTTCGCTGGGAGCCCCTGACAGCCTGTCACCGTGCTGTGTCAATTTGTCTCCTCGTTACCTGTCTCCGTAACGCTTATCAGCGCGGAGGATTCGAAACGTCTGCCAGTAGCACACCCACAGCGCAAGTACGCCGATTGTCATGCCGACAGGGAACATCCACTCGTTTTCCGCGACAACGCGCCACGACAACGGATATCCCTTGATGGATCCTGCTGGTTCGAAGAGCGTGCTGACTGCAATCATGCTTGTCAAGACGCATAGCACGGTCTTGGACATCCACGCTGATAGTTCAATTTTGAACCGATACCAGTTCATCGAATCTGTCGCTCATAGGCGTGCCAGTTCCGCACCTCGCGCTGGTACCGAGCACGGTCCGCTGCGTTAGCGGATCCTGCGGAGATCGCCACGATAACCCACACGATGCCCCAGAGCCCTCCGGTAAGGATCGTGAGGATACCGTGAATCCAGTTGGAGGTTTTGCGGTACCGCGGTAGCTCGGGGTACTTCGGGGCCCGTTGCGGCGCGTTGCGCGGTAGCTCGGGCATTTGGTACTGGCTGTAGGGTCCGTAGTTGGTCATCGTGATGTCCTTTCGTCTTTGTGTTGATCGCTAAGCGTAACAGCAGGAAACCGGACCCTGCAAGCAGGGTCCGGCTATCACCTGAGCTTTTTCGCCTGTCGTGCATTCTCGAATCGTTGCGCCACCGTTTCCGCATGCCGGACAGAGCGGCACGAACGCGTGTCGATGGCCTTGGTCCCCCACTTGTCGTCAACGGACTGCACCCATAGGTGCGCCTTACCGCCCGTTGTCGTCAGCAGGATGAACCGGTAACGGAAACTCTCCGCGTTGTACCTATTAGAGTTCTCAGGGTCTTTCTTCCAGTCGAGCCTCATCGGTCATTCCTCCTGTTGAACGCTGCTTCAAGTTTATCCCTGCGGTATCCGCGTGCTTTCTCCCCATTGCCCATCGCAAAGGCGTTTGGCTCCGGATCGACACCGTGCACGCGCATACGCACGTGCACCTCAGCATCAGAGACGCCGAGAGCAACGCCGATACGGACCGTAGACACACCATGCAGTCCCTCGGACAGCTCCAGCGCGACCTCTAGAGCGTCTTTCGTACCGACCACAGGGGCGAGCGTCTTTGCCCTGCGCCACGGGGACCGGGGGGCGATCGCCTTCACATCCTCCTTGGTCATGTGCCACACGCGGGTAGGGTCCGGGGTCCGGTCCTCACCCTGCACGCGTACCAACGCCCACCCGCCTTTGAGAAGGTCTTCCGCGTGCCAGCCCTTAGCGGTGGCATCCTCCCCGAGGACGTTGCGTGCCTCGGTCGGGCTGGACACGGCCATGCACACCTGCGAGGTGAGCTGAGCCGAAATCGCGGAGTCGAGCCCCTTGCCAGGTCCGGTCACGGTGGGCTTCTGGGTGGCCCACCACAGTGGGATTTCCGCTGACCGCGCGCGGCGAGCGATCGAACGCAGGCCGGTCACGGAGTCGGGGACCTCGGACATGAGTTCTGCGCCTTCATCGACAACCACGACGATGCGCGGACGCTCGGGGGTGGGTTCCCATGTGTCAAGACTTTCGGTGCGCATGATCGCCTCGCGCTCCTTCATCTCGGCTACCAGGTCGTCAATGACCGACTGAATACCGTCCGCCTCGGACTCGACACGAGCGACATGCGACCACAGTGCACCCTCAACCTTAAGGTCGATGATGACCAGCATGGTATTGGGCAAACTGAGTGCTTCCGCCATAAGCACGCGCAGCGCAACGGACTTACCCGCACCGGACATACCCGCAACACTGAGGCGGTCGGTCACGTCGACACTGACGACTTCGCCCGTGTCGGCATTGAGGCCGAGCCCCTTGCGCTCGGGAGTCCAGGTGAGGTCAAGATCCCGCACGCGGGTGCGGATACGCAGGACCGCACGGTCAGCGGTACCGCCAGGCTTGACTTGCGTCTTGACCTCATCGGGAACCGCGAGCAGTGCTCGCAGTTGGTCCACCTGGTTATCGAGCTTCGCGGGCGTCCACAGCCCTGCGAACTCCATCGGAATGAGTATGCCGGACTCATCGATGATCGGCGAGCCGGGGAACACCTCATGCAGCTTGCGATCCGCTGCGTTCGCCTCCCAAGTGTGAATCCGGTTGATGATCGCCGACTCCTGTGCGTTGGGCTTGAGTCCCGCCTCGACGTGGTTCCGAGAGAACAGACGTGTTTTCTCTGCGGTAGGTGCCTGCGGCAACGTGGTCACCGAGATAACCTCGGACAGCTCCGAATCTTCGCGGTTCGTCCAGCCAAGCCACGCCAGGTATGCGTACGCAGCGGGCCACGTAAGAAGCGCGCCGGGGTTGCCCTCAACACACATCCATGGTGGAGCGATGAGCGCGCACGCGGGTGCGGCAAGAGTGAGCGCGCACCGGAATGCGCGCGTACCGAATGCGCGCGCATTCACTTCGAGGTCGGTGAGCGCATGCGCGCGCACCGGAGGAATCGCACGCGCACCTCTGCGTTTCGCGTTGCGCGCATGCGCGCGCATCGCTCGTTGGTGCTGCGATTCGATTGCGCGCGCGTCCTTTTCCCGAATGTGCGCTTCGATGCCTTCCGCGCGCGCCCACGCGCGCGCATCTTCGGCGAGCGCGCGCGCACCCCGCAGGGCGTAACCCCACGAGGTGCGCGCCATGCGCGCGGGTGCGCGCATTTCCTTTTGTTCTTCGGCGCTCATCAGAATCCGCCCAGAGCCTCGGCAACGAGCCCCTGCACAACGATCGTCAGACCGCCATAGAGCACCTGGGCAAGCCCGAACACCCATCCGCTTGCGCCGTGTGCGGCGATCGGACCGATCAGCAGCGCCCAGATAGCGGCGTTGTTATAGTCGGGATCGCTCCAGATGTCCGCCACGGTCGCCACGATGGCGAGCACGCAGACAACGCTCATGACCACAGGGGCGGGAACGGCGTCGAAGTTGCCGAGTAGACCGGTAAATCGTGCGGCGATCCACGTTGACCACGTGGACGCGTAGATGAGGAACGAGGCGAAAATGCCCAGGGCGAGCGCTACATACGCCGCTTTCGTGCCCCTTCCCCACTTGTAGTTGATGATGTGCGCAGCGATGAACAGCACCACTGCGATGGGCCCGGTGGCGGGGTTGTTTGTGGCGTCTACGGCTGCCATGACTTCCATCAATGAATCCTTTCGTCTCGATCGTTGGTCTGCATTAATTATACACCCGACCGGCACGGCACACCAGGCGGGTTGTTCCTGGGGTCTCGGTGACCTGCGGAAACGCTTAGCGATCGGTGCTCTCGGCACACTGTGCCGCTGTGCCAAAACAGTGTTTCCGCAGGTCAACCGCGGTTTGGTGGTGTGCCAGCGGGTGTGCCGCTGGCACGGTCCCGGCACATCTTCCCCGAGGGTGTGCCGGGCGCTGTGCCGCTAGTACCCGAGTGCCTTGCGAACCGGCGTGAGCCACTTGCCCGCGTGCCCGATGGACTTGCCGGTAGCCGCCGCGATCCACTTCTGCTGGGGCAACATACCCGTGGTGACCACGAATTCCTTCATGCACGCCTTGGCCTCCGCAGGGATGTCTTGAGCGTCGATCGCTGCGAGCACATCATCCTTCTTGGGCGCATTCTCGGTGCGCTTAGGCGCGCGCACCTCTTCCGATGCGTGCGCGTCCTCGGTGAGTGCGCGCGCGTCGTCGGGAACATGCGCGCTCACTTCAAGTGCGCGCGCGGGAGGCGCGCTCACCGGGCGCACTGCGCGCGCGCTGTGCGTGCGCGCGCTCATCGATGCGCGCTCATTCCAGGGGTTCATGTGCGCAACCGCTTCAGGAGCGAGCGCGCGCGCACCGACGTAGCGCGCGGCGATGCGCGTCTGGATGCGTGCGCGCACTTCCGGCGTGAGGATGCCGAGCGCATCCGCGCGCGCCCATGCGCGATCGTATGCGCGCTTGTAGAACGCGCGCGTGATCTTGGGTCCGACGTTCGCAGCGTATGCCGTGTTGACAATGAGCGTGATAAGCCGTTCGGTAAGCACCGCGCTCGCGTCCTGCGATGTCGCCCTGCCGCGCTTCAAACGCCACCAGACGACCAGAGCGGACGGCTTATGCGGCCTGCCGAAGGTGATGACCACGTGCCACGCGACGGCCGCGAGGAGCGGCCACAGCGCGAAGATAGGGCTGCCGCCACCCCACCAGGCGATAGTGCCCATAAGGCTCGCCATGGTCCACACACCGGCTTCGTACCGGTTGAATCCTTCGCCGCGCGTCATGTGCCGCAGGGACAGCGCTCCGAGGATCGCAAGCCACGCTTCAAAGACGATCACGGCTGAGATCGCGGCGTCAACGGAGGTGAGTCCGATGCGCTGAATCGCGGTGATCGTGGCGTGCGCACTCAGGTTCGTTGCGGCGAGCGCGACGAGCGCGACAGCGCTCAAGAGTGCGACGCGCAAGCGCGCGTCTGCGCGCGCGCCTGATGCGCGCGCATCCGCTTTTCGCTGCGCGCGTGCTTCCCACTCGGGGCGCTTGATGTCCGCCCACGCGCGTGCGCGCTCCGATGCGCGTGCGCGCGCACCCTGCGACGTGCGCCAGAGGATGAGCGCGAGCATGAGCGCGCTGAGCGCGCACGCGCTCACGATCGCGCCTTCGGGGGTTGACGTGAAATCTTCCATCATGAATCCTTCATCTTGGGGGGACTCCCACCATAGCACGAAAGAAAGCGGGCACCCAAGGGGTACCCGCTTCGCGTTTGATTTCCCTACTGGAAGTCTTTGTGTTTGATCTTGACCATGATCCGTTCACCAGATCGGGAGAGCAGCCCTTCGGGAGCAACACCCACCAGGCCCTCGGCCTTGGCGTCGTTCCAGTCGGAACCAACACCGGCCTTCACGAAGTCGATCGCTTCGGAGATCGGAGCCGTGAGCTTCAACGGCACGTACTCGATACCCATCTTGTTCGCTACGTCGACAACATCCTGACGCTTGAGCCAGAACTGCCCAATCCGAACGTCGAAGAGTGCGAAACCCTGGTCTGGTCGGTAGATACCTCCCGACTGGATACCAGCCCCGAAGCCCTCACCGTAGAGAGTGACCTCTGTGTCGTTGAAAGTCTGCTCGAAGATCTCTTCCGTGAAGAGGACTCGCAGCACCTCAACGAGCTTCGCGGGGATCTGAGCATTGTCGGTGCGGCCACCGAAGGCGACTCTGTGTCCATCCCAGTGAACGCGAATGTTCGTCCCGTCAATCTTTTCAGTCCAGGTCCAGTCCAGGTTAGCCAGTGCCTCAAGCTCAGGAGAAGTCCACTTGCCGACGATGAGCCGGTTACGGTCGGGACCTTCGGTGTGCCGCTTGAACGGGCCAGGAATTTTAGGGTACGTCTGCATCATCCCTCTTTCTGTCTTTGGCATCTACCGTGCCCCTCGGTGGATTCGAACCACCTGGCTCAGGGATCTTTTCCCCTGCTTGACCAGTAGGGCGCGTCCGCCCGGGGCTTGTGCCGGACCGAAGTCCGGACTTGATCTTACTTGTCTTCGCCGGAGGTTTGCAAGTCGATGTCCGGGACGATCGTCTCAGGCCGGAAGATGATCCGGTGATGGTACGGGTCGACGCCTTCGGCTTCGATCTGCTCGGCGAAGTACGACACGTTGTCGCTTAGGCCGAGAAAGTGTTTCTCATACATCTCGTCGCCGACCTTGCACGTGACTTCGAGTTGATTGCCTTCGTCTTCGATTGAGCAGTATCCTTCGATGCTCAGAAGGTACGTGTCCGTAATCCCGTTGAAGAACACGACACGCCGCAGCACTTCGAAATTGTCGGCGGCCGTCGACAGGTTGTCTGACACGGTGGTTGCTTCGTCGGTGCACGCCGTGAGCGTGATCCCAAGCGTTGCAGCACCGGCAGCGGCCAGAATCATCTTGACTGAGTTTCGCATACGCATCCTTTGATCGTGATCGTTGTTCTTTCTTGCTGATGTTCCAATCCTAACAGGTGCCCCCGAGGCCGTCAACCCCGGGGTTCCCCTAAGCGTTTCCGCAGGTCAGACCAGGTACCACAGGTACTTGGTGCCTTCGGTGTTCTCCATCCGAACCTTCCCGTCACTCTGGAGCTTGCGAAGCGAAGAGTACACGTTCGCCTCCTTCGCCTGGAGTTCCGTAGCGAGCTGCGCTCGCGACAGCCCTTCGGGGTTCTCGGCGAGAAGCTGGAGAATCGTCGCGTTCCGCTTGGCGACAGCCGCGGACATCGGACGGCCGCGCTTGGGCTCCGGCTCGGCCTCGGCTTCGGCCTCGGCTTCGAGCTCCAAATCAGTTCCAGACCCCCCTTGAATCTCGTCCGATGTCTCCAGCTCGTCAGGTGCATCCGCGTGAATGAGAGCAGCCGCCAGCGCCGCCGCAGCCTTCAGCGCTTCGAGATCAGGCTTCGGCTCGGCCACGGGCGTTGGGGTCGCGCGAGGCGCGGCCTTGGGTTTCTCCTCGGCCTTGCGCTGCAAGTCGGCCCGCTTCGCGAAGGCGTTCTTTTTCTGACGGTTTGTCGCCACGTACATGAGTTTACCTCCAAAGAGTGAAAGGGGCTCCCAGTCGGGAGCCCCTTGGGTGATCTAGAAACCGGGGTCGATCGTGCTACCGGCGGAAACCCCTGTGGTGGGGCTGTGCACTAGCAGTGCTTCCGAAAGGGTCGGGAACTCGGTCACAGCCATAGCCCCCCCACTGGGAGCCAACAGCGGGCCCTGGTGTTTGGCACTCTCGGTGCCGTTGTAGCTCTCGTGCTTGACCTTGATCGAAACCGCCTTGCCCTGCATGACAGCGGCAATCTGCGCCATCGTGGGGTTGTGCGCCTTGAGGGTGTCAGTCGTGATCCCGACCGCCTTGAGGTGGCGGAAGAACATCCGCGCCGCGCCTTCCAGCTTCTCAGGGTTGGTGCCCGGTCCAGGCTTCGAGACGTACACCTTGCCCACCGACTTACCGGAGTGCGGGCCCTCAGACACCTTCACGGTGCACTCGATCATCTGATTGCCGCTGTTCTTCGAGACCGTAGCGGCAGCTTCCCGGATGGTGGCCTGGTAGTCGCCTTCGGGCAGGAGGTTGAATTCGTCGCCAGCATCGGCGATCAGGTCATCCCAGCTCTTGTCAGCCATGATGTGTAGTCCTTTCGATTACTCCGGCACGAAACCGGGGAAGATTTGGCCCATCATCTGCGTGATGTTGGGGTTTTCAACGGTGTTCGATTCGAACCGGTCTTCGAAGTGCGAACCGGTGATGTAGTTCGGGTTCGGCTTCACCATCAGCGAGCGAACCAACGGGCTGTCAGCGGCAATGATGCCATCCGCGTTAGGGACCTGCTTGACCGTTAGGCAAGCCGTGGTGTTCATCCAGTACGCGATACCCTTGCGGAGCGCGCCTTCCATGTTCGGAACGTACTTGCCGTCCTGTCGAAGGTCACCCTCTGCGGTGAACACCGCGACCCGGAACGGGTTGCGCACATCCTTCACCATGTCGCGGAACCGCTGCACCTTCTCTGACATGCGGGTCAAGAGCTGGCCCCAGTCCGAATACTGCTGGTTTCCAGACTGGAAACCCGGCAGTGCCTCTTTGCATCGTTTCTGTAGCTGTGTCACCGAGTCGACAACGATCGACTGGAACGGGTGGTCAGGCTGGATAGTCCACTGGATGACCTGCTCAACGGTTTCCCATCGAAGCACGTCGACCACGCAGATATCCCAGGTTCCGTCCGCCTTCGGCGGCGCTTCCTTGGGGTCCCACCACACGACGCGGTAGGGCTGGTTCGGGTTGTTGGGGTT